TCATATTTATCCTGTATCGAGTTGCTTAGAGGAGCAATCAATCGACCTGGTGAGGTTTATTTTTATTGTGCTCCTACTTATCGTATGGCAAAGGATATTGCATGGAAAGAATTGAAGAGGTTAACACCAAAAGTATGGATTCAGAGTAAGAATGAGACAGATTTAAGGTTGGAGTTGATTAATGGATCAACTATTGAGTTAAAGGGAACAGAAAATGCTATGGCATTGAGAGGTAGAAGTTTGGCAGGGGTTGTATTGGATGAGGCTGCGTTTATGGATCGAGATGTATGGGCGGAGGTAATTAGACCTGCATTGGCGGATAAACAGGGTTGGGCTTTGTTTATCAGTACACCTGATGGAACTGCAAGTTGGTTTTATGATATGTGGTGTTATTGTGGCGAGCAGGAGTGGGATGATTGGGCCAGATGGAGCTTTACCACGATACAGGGAGGTAATGTAGCAGAGGAGGAGGTAGAGGCTGCCAGAAGCCAGTTAGATGCGAGAACATTTAGACAGGAATTTGAGGCAAGTTTTGAAAATCTTACTGGTTTGGTTGCTGTCAGCTTTGGAGATGACAATATT